ATACTAGACAACGGTTCGATCACTGTCGGCTGGAAGCGTCTTGGACGTTGCGGCTTGACATAACCCGAGTGTTGCCCTATACTGGGGTTGTGGGAATGGGAATGAAAAACCGGAAGGAGACCGGAATGAGCACCGCAGTTGCTTCGAAAATCCGCCAGCAGGAGAAGTGGGCGTCTCTTCTCTACCACGCCCAGCAGGAGGGCGACAAGGCCGCACGCGCCGCAGTCCCCACTCCGATGGTCGTCTACTCCCCGAAGGTTCCGTTCTTCGATGAGTCGCCCGACCCCTCTCAGCCCGTCTACCACGTGCCGGACGGGCCGTGCGGGTTCGCGTGGGTCAACCTGAAGGCCGTCAAGGGGCCGGACGGCAAGGAGGCGCGCCAGTTCTTGAACTGGCTCCTCGGCCGCACCGCTCCCGCCGGTCGGGGCTGCGGGCCGGTGAGCCTTGGCAACTACCGCTTCCCCGAGAAGAAGTCCTACTACGGCGGCTACGACATCTGGGTCAGCGGCTTCGACCAGAGCGTGCAGCGCAAGAGCAGCGCCGCTCGCGCCGTCGCCAAGGTGCTTCAGTCCGAAATCCCCGGCCTTGTCTGCTGGGAAATGGATCGGATGGACTGACCATGCCGATTGTCTACGAATTCGACCCAGTGGGGCTTGACTTGTTCTCGCCCCACAAGGGCACTCCCCAAAAGGGTGCACTAGTTGTGAAGACGACTGTTCGGGGCGCTCCAAAGAATGGGACGATGGGCCACGTCTTTGTGGCTGACGCGGAAACGGGAAAATTCCTCGGGCTTGTTTTGAAGAACAGTTTGAAGCGCGTGCGACTGCCGCGCTAGACTCCCGGCATGGCGAAAAGGACAATTGCAAGTGACGCCGAGGACATTGTCTTCGGCGTTCGCGAACAAGACTACGGAACTCCCGAACGGAATCTTTCTCGCATCGGAATCATTTGGGGGACACTGCTCGGAATTGACCCGTTGCCTCCGCGCCAAGTAGCCGTTCTTTTGACCGCCATGAAACTTGTCCGAGCGTCAGGCCGCGAAAATCGCGATGACCTTCTTGACGGCATCGGGTATCTGATCCTTGCCGACGAGGCAACAAAATGAGTAAGCGTTCGGACTTTTTTCGTATCGACTGCACTCCCGAAGAGTGGGCTGCATACCAGCGCGGGTACGCCGACGCGAATGACGATAGGGACGACGAACTTGCGGCAAGTATCCGAGGAAATACCCCGGTGATTTTTGATGGGCAGAAAACTATCTTTGAGGAGATTCCCCGTGAACCAGAACGAGATTGACGCTTTCATCAAAGAAGCATTCGAAAACGCGCACGCTGCCGCTCGCGAGCGCATGATCGAATGCGCCGAAGTTCTGTATCAGGAAGAAAACGGCAACGTGAACGACCCTACCGCCGAAGACAATCTGTCCGCGCCGTTCTGTGGATGCGAAACGTGCGTCGTCCGTGAAGTAATTCATGCCGCTCACGACGACTTGGAAGAGTATTTCCTTGCGCGCATTGAAAAGCGTCTCGGGTTCGCGATTCATATGATCGGACAGAACTGATGCCGCTTCTACGCATGGGTAACAGTGACTTGCGCCGCGACCGTATCTGGACGTGGAGTCTTCCCGCATGGGTAGTCGAACTTCCTGACGGTTCGAAGTTCAATGTTTGCCCTTCGGCTGGCGCGTGCTCGGAGCCGTGTTACGCGCGCAAAGGGACGTACAGGTTTCGCAATGTTCGCGAAGCCCATATGCGAAATCTGCTGATGGTGCTGGATGACTTGCCGGATTGGGAAGATGCGATGACTGCCGAACTCGCATCGAAGAAGTTCATTGGCGCGTACGTTCGCATTCACGACGCCGGGGATTTTTTCAGTCTCCCGTATTTGGAGGCATGGCTGCGAATCATGCGTCGATACCCGGAGACGACGTTCTACGCTTACACGAAAGAAGTTGGCCGGTTCAAGACGACCGTTGAGCCGGATGCGCCTGAGAATTTCAAGTGGATTTACTCGTGGGGTGGTCGTCAGGATTACCTAATTGAAGATGGTGATCGGCAGGCTGACGTTTTTCCCGATTCCGAGTCGCTTGTGGCTGCGGGTTTTCGGGATCAGGAAGATTCGGACTTGTTGGCGATTACGGGTCATCACAAGGTTGGGATTGTCGTCAACAATCATCCGGGTGCAGTGAAGGGGCTGTCGGGTTCGTCGTTTCGGGGTAGGCAGAAGGAGCGTCACTCTCCGCTTGCAACCTAACCCTGGTTGTGGTATCGTGCGCTGGTAACCGAAATAGATATTAGGAGTGGGACTGATGGATGCTTCTTCCAAATTTGTGGTGGAAAAGTCTGACGATGACTTTGGGTACGACGTTTACGAAGTAATCGACGGTATCCGTACACCTGTAAGTTGGCAGGTATCGGAGCGCATGGCTCTTTTGGTAGCGCGTGGGCTTGCAAATGGCGAGTGTGCAGTCCTTTCAAATGGGTGGGTTGCGTGATGTCTGCGCGCACTAACTCGCTTGCAACCTAACCCGGGTTGTGTATAATGAGTGTGGAAAGGAAACCATGACCACACTCCCCGCCACCAAGCCCAGCCGAGAGCGCATCGTTGAAATCGACACGCGCATCGCGGAAATCTCGCACGAACTCTGGCGTCTCGGCTTCGAACGCAACCGCAAGGCCGAAAGCGTCCATCACGCCGCAGGAGACAAGCGCATCCCCGGCCCGGAGGACGCACGCGGCCGCTACGACATGGTCTGGGAACTGACAACGCCTCAGGCAGCCGCCAAGGTCGCAGCCCTCCCAGCCGACCACTACGGGCACCACAGCGTCTCCGAATGGCAGGCCGTCTGCCACGAAATCACAACTCTGGCTCAGGAGCAGACAGACCTCAGCCACGTCTGGTACGAGCACCGCTGGTCGCGCTTCTACTTCGTGACCAACACCAACGGCCACATTCACAAGGACACGAACTGCTCCACCTGCTACGACACGACCGAGTTCCAGTGGCTCACTCACCTGAGCGACCAGACCGAGGCCGAGGCCGTCGCTGACTGGGGCAAGGTACTCTGCTCCGTCTGCTACCCGACCGCACCGACCGAGTGGACGGATGGTGAGCCGCTTGCCAAGATCGCAGCGCGCGAGGAGGCCGCGATCCGCAAGGCCGAGCGCACCGCGAAGAAGTTGGAGAAGGCGCTCCTGCCCGATGGTTCCACGACGACGCTAACCGTAATCGCTCGCGGAACTTATTGGGATCGGAATCTTCGCCAGAACGTTGAGGGCGAGTACACCCGCCACTGCGAAATCACGACGCTCGCTCAGGCGAAGACGTGGCTCCGCGAAATCTCCGACGCCAAGGCCGAGGGCCGCATCGACCGCTCCTACACCGCCGAGCGCAACTGCTGGACGCCAGAGAACGAGCAGTGGGTTGTGAAGGCAATCGCCGCCAAGATTGGTTCCACGCCAGCGGCCGTTGCCGTTGAGGCCAAGGCCAAGGCTGAGGTGAAGGCCGCTAAGTACCGCTGACCGACAAGAGCGGCGGAGGGAATTTTCCTTCCGCCGCTTCTTTTCGTATACTCAGCGCATGGCTGACAAGCGACGAAAGCATTCGGGCAAGAATCATCTGACCCGCGAAGGATGGAAGCGCCTGAACTCCGCAGCGTTCTGTCGCAAGGTCGCCCGATATTCGACATGGCCCGAAGGCGAAAATGGCGGCGTCATTATCGTTGAGCACATTGACCCGCGCTGTTATCCGCGCATTGAACCGCAGTCTTGGCAAACTGTCCAAAAGCGCGAGCGAGAATCTTCCTGATGGTGCCCAAGTCTAGTTCGTCCGAAAAAACTCTCTCCGTGCTTCGCGAAGAAAACGAACGGATGGTCGAAGTGTTGGAATGGATCGTCAGACAAAAGCACCTTCCGCGCGCCTACCGTCATATGAAGTTCGAAAAATTGGTTGAGGCCGCAGAGCGTGGCCTCGGCGCGTCCGAATAGCCGATTCGGCTGTCATCCTCCTCGTGTGTACACAGACGACCCACGAGACGCGATTGCGGACGCCGTTAGCAACCTCATGCCGACGGATCAGCCTGCCCTCTTGTCTGGGTGGGTGCTCGTCTATGAGTGGGCGTCAATGGACGGCAAGCGATGGCTGCACGTCGTCACTGGGGCGGGGGCACAGTCGGGGCATTACGTCACTGATTGGCAGATAAGCGGCTACTTGCACGAGGCCATGCACGGCGAGTGGCAACGAGTTGAAGAGGAGTAGCCGGGACGAGTGTCGGAATGGTCACGACCTATCCGCACCCGACGCCCTCATTCAAAGCCCCGACGGGTACATGCGTTGTCGCGAATGCCGACGTATCAACAATCAGGCAAAACGTCGAAGAGTTAGACAGACGGAACATGTTGACCCGGAACTTTTGATTCGTTACGTCCAGAAAATTCTTCCAAGGTTTGGCACTTGGGAACGAATCGCCACGAAGGCTGGCGTTCGAAAAAGTGTGTACTACGCGGCGCTTGATGGTCGCGAGGTCACACTTCACGTCCTTGACACAGTTGTGACTAGAACCGGAGGCATTCTTTATGTTGAAGCGCCCGAGGTTTACCCGGAAATCTGATTAGAGGAGAATGGTGTGATGCGGCGAACTTCTAACTGCAAGTCGAAAAAGGAGAACAAAATGAATGACCTGCATGATCCTCTGGCAATTGCTCGCGCCCTCGGCGTGTACGAGGACGAGCCGGAAAAGCCCGAGTATCGAATTCCTCGCGAGGTAACGATTCACTTGCTCGTGCTCGTTTTGTCGGCGTATGTGGTGTTGACGCTCGGCGTTTACATCGGGTTACTGATCCACCCATGAGGTCGGTACTGTCCCGCTTGTAAAATCGTACAAACTACGAAGCCGGGGCGATCCGTGAGCGAATCCCAAATCAACATCATTCTGATTGAACTTGCCAAGATTGAGCAAAAGTTGGAAACTGTTGAGCAATTGACCCGAAAAACGAATGGTCGGGTTACTGAGTTGGAAGCGTTCAGGCATCGCCTAGAAGGAAGCCGCGCGGCAATCCGGGTTGTTGAACCCGCCATTGCTGGTATTGTTGTTGCAGCAGCAGCATTGATTTTCAATCACTGGGGATAAAGTGCCGGACTCTCAGAACGCAACTCGTAAGCGATGGATGCGGTCGTACGCGACCGTGTGGAACATCAAGGTGCCGCGCGGCTATTCAATCAACAATGCTTGGGGCGAACCGGCGCAGGAACTCTGCCGTCGCATTCAGAAGCACATTACCGCCGATCAAACTGGTCAGTGGACAAATCACATGACCGCCCCGACGAAGAGCGCCGACCTGCGCCTCAGCATTCTTCAGATTGCCCAGTCTCAGATCGGTGTTCAGGAACATGGAACAAACCGGGGGAGGGAAGTTGAGACGTATCTCGCTTCGACCGGTCTTGGTGGCGGGTACCCATGGTGTGCCGCATTTGTTACGTGGTGCACGAAGAATGCGGGATACGCTGGCCCTCTTCCCGCAAACCCGGCAGCGTGCGTGTCGTGGGAAGAGTGGGCGAAGAAGATGGACTTCTTTGTTCCCTTCGCCTTTGCGCGCCCGGGCGACATCGTCACGTTCCAGTTCGATGGTGATCCCGAGCCTGACCACATTGGCATCGTGGATCATCGTTCCGGAAATACGCTGTTCACCGTGGAAGGCAACACTTCCAACACGAATTGGGCTGACGGGGATGGCGTCTTCGACCGTACGCGCACGAAGAATCTTGTCCACAAGGTGATTAGGATCGAATACTCGTGACCGAAGCCGTAAAGACCGCTTGTGATTGTCAGGGCTGCAAGTGCCTTGACGAAGAGACTGTTTCCGCAATTCGTTATTTGCTGCGACAGACTTCGGACGCGCTTCGTGCAGATGAGAAGGAACTGGCGGAGAATATGATTCACCGCGCACTGGGCGAGTTGGAACGCTATACTGGCGAATAGCCACTGAGCAAAGGAGAAAATACAGTGAGCGCACAGATCACCCTTGTGGGTCGCCTTGCGGCCGATCCCGAGCAGAAGGCGACTGCCGGAGGCAAAACCGTTACGCGGTTTCCGGTCATCACTTCGCGTCGGAAGTTCAATCAGGACACGAAGGAGTGGGAAGACACTGACGTGACTTCGTGGCAGTGCACCGCTTGGGATATTCTGGCGGAGCGCGTTGGGCGTCTTCGTAAGGGCACGGCCGTCGTTGTGAGTGGGAATATCTCGTCTCGCTCGTGGGAGGATAAGCAGACGGGCGAGAAGCGTTATGCGATGCAGGTGACGGCGAATGATGTTGGTTTGAATTTGCGTTGGCAGGAGCCTGATGGTTCGCGTGGTTCTGCCCCGTCGGTTGCGTCTCCGGTTGATGCGCCTGATGGTGCGCCGTCGCAGTCGGATTTTGATAACGACATTCCTTTCTGACGACTTGACACCTAACCCCACAACCCCTATACTGGGGTTGTGGGAATGGGAATCAAAAGCCGAAAGGAGCCGGAAATGGAACTGGCGCTTCAGGTGAAAGCCAAGAAGCAGTACCAGTTGCAGCGCGAGAAGTTGGAACTCGCCCAGCAGCAGGCACTTCAGAAGGCGTGGCAGTACAAGGATGATCCCCTTTACCAGCGGGGCTGGGCGCTCCGCTACTACAAGTACGTGGAGCAGGAAAAGGCCCTAGCCCTTGAACTCCACGCCGCACTGGAGGCAGCATGAGTCCCGAACTTGTCAAAGCACTACAGGATCGATGGCAAGAAGTCGAATCAATTCACGGAAAAACAGAAGGCTACATACCGAGCGACCTCGCGCGATGGTACGCCAGCGAGACAACGCGAATCTGCCGTCTCCTCGCAGAAGCGGGATGGCTCCCGGACGGATACGACAACCCGGCAGAGCCAAGCGTCATGCAATGGCGCTATGACCCCGAGTACGCTCAAATTCTTCTCAGTCCGCTCCTCGCAGACTGAAACACGCCCCCTAAACCCTCCTCAGGCCGGGGACAGCGGGTCGGCAGTCACTAGGATGCCGACCCGCTTCGTATACTGCAAGGCATGGCGGACTTTGAGGATTCTTTCCTGACACCCCTGCTCGCAGCGGCAGTCCAACTCCACGAACTTTTTGAGAACCTAACGGAGGCTGGCTTCACCGAAGAGCAAGCCCTTCGCATCGTGATCGGCATCGCGCAGAAGGACGGCGAATAAATGGCTCCGAGGCCAGACCTAAACGAACTGGGAACTACCGGCCTTCGCCGCAGTGGCGGTTATATCAACGAAGAGTTTCTGCCGACCCTTCGCGGCACGCGCGCCGCCATGATTTACCGAGAGATGGCGGACAATGATGCCGTCATCGGTTCGATCCTTTTTGCGTTTGACAAGATCATCGCGCGCCTCCAGTGGCAGGTTGAAGAGACCGACGATTCGAAAGAGGCCAAGGCCGCAGCCGAATTTGTCGAAGAGTGCTTGAACGATATGAGCGACTCGTGGGACACGACACTGAGCAGCATCCTGTCCATGCTTGTCTTCGGATACTCGTATCACGAGATTGTCTACAAGAAGCGTGGCGGCTACACGAACGATCCGACGACGCGCTCCAAGTATTCGGACAACAAGATCGGGTGGCGCAAGTTCAGCATTCGCGCGCAGGAAACTCTGATGCGGTGGGTCATGGATGAGGATGGCGGCATTCAGGGCATGGTGCAAATGGATCCGAGCGGCGGTGGCGTTCACGAGATTCCGATTGAGAAAGCCCTCTTGTTCCGCACGAGCGCGCAGAAGAACAATCCCGAGGGTCGCAGCCTTCTCCGTAACGCTTATCGCTCGTGGTATTTCAAGAAGCGCATTGAAGAGATTGAAGCCATTGGCATTGAGCGTGACCTTGCCGGTCTACCCGTCGCGTATGTCCCGCCGGAGTATCTGAGCAGTGCTGCCTCTCCCGAGCAGCAGCAGGTTCTCATGGCTGTCCAGAACATCGTTAGCAATATCAAGCGGAATGAGCAAGAGGGCGTCGTCTTCCCTGTTATCTATGACGACTCGGGGCATCGCATGTTCGAACTGACGCTCCTGTCTAGTGGCGGTTCGCGCCAGTTCGACACGGATACCGTCATTACGCGCTACGACCAGCGCATCGCCATGACAATCCTGAGCGACTTCATTCTGCTCGGACACGAGCGCGTCGGATCGTTCAGTCTTGGCTCCAGCAAGATTGACCTCTGGACTATGGCCGTAGACGCCGTCGCGAAGAGCATTGCCGAGGTCGTCAACCAGCACGCCATTCCGCGCCTTCTGCGCCTGAACGGCATGGATGATGCGAACCCGCCGAAGTTGGTTTATGGCGAGGTTTCGCACGTTGACCTGAAGGAGTTGGCGGAGTACGTCAGCAAGATGACGGCCGCTGGAATTCTGAATCCTGACGACCGTCTGGAAGAATTCCTCCGCGAGGTCGCCGGACTCCCCGCCCCTGAGGATAATCCTCAGCAGCAGCGCCCAGCGCCTCCGGCCATTGACAAGAATCCTCCGGCGCAGGCAGACGCGCAGACCACTAAGGAGCCTAATGCCGCTCAGGTTCAGCAGCAGCAGCAGCAGCCGGGACAGAGCAAGGAAAGCCCTCAGAAGTCCGGTAAGTAAGGCTTCCGAAGACCCGATCCTTCTCCCCGCTGATAGCGGACTTACATACGCCGAGCAGACGCTAGTTTCGATGTGGCGCGAAACTGCCGCGATCCTGCTCGCGTCCAGCGCCAGTCCCGAGTTCCGAGCGCGACTAGCCTCGCTTGTTGGAATTCCGAAGCGCAGCGACACCATGAGCCTTGCTGTTGGTAACGCGCTTGACGATTTAGAGTGGACGAAAGCGACGGAGCAGTTTACGAAGTCTGCTCGTATTTTTGAGCGTCAGATTGTTGCGGCTGGAAAGATCAAAGAGAATTTGCCCAAAAAGTACGTGGCGAGTATGGCGTTCGACGCTGTTGACCCGCGCGCGACTCTCTGGGCGGATCAGCACGCCGCAATCCTTGTCCGTGAGATTACGGATGAGACGCGCAGCGCAATTCAGAAAATCATCCTTGACGCTCTGAATGGTGACTACACGATTGACGACGCTGGAGAACTTGTCAGCCGCGTGATCGGTTTGACGGAGCGTCAGGCCAAGGCTGTTGAGAATTCGTACAACGCGACAATTGAAAATCTTGTCAAGGATGGTATGTCGCGTCGTTCTGCGATTGTACGCGCGAGCGAGTTGGCTAAGGCGTATCGCGAGCGACTCATCACGAAACGGGGCGAGATGATCGCTCGCACCGAGATCATGCGCGCGGCGAACAATGGGCGCATGTTGTCGTGGGCACAAGCCATGGACGCTGGCCTTATTGAACCGACGATGCAGAAGGAGTGGCGTACGTTTCCCGGGTATGGCGCTACGGGGCCGTGCCCGATTTGCTTGGAGTTGCGTGGCGTTACGGTGCCGGTACTTTCCGAGTTTCCGAATGGTGCGCTGATGCCGCCGGGGCATCCTTTTTGCCGGTGTACGGCGATTCTGGTGCCGCCGACGCGCGGTTTGCCTCGTATCGCTCAGGTTGGTGGTGGGTACGTTCAGCCGAAGGTTGACCCGTTGGGTAGTGCGTTGGCGTCGGACATCCGTTCGAATGAGGTTGCCAAGTTCAATCCGCACCATGATCGCCTCGGAAGATTCTCTCACGCTTCGGGCGCTCACATGGACACGGGAAATGCTGGATTACTTCATCATGGAGGAACTCCCAGTTCTGGTTGGAAAGCAGCCGAGGAAAGCCTAGAAAAGACATTTGGAAAAATCAGTATTACCGGAAACTCTGACCTAAAAGTTCCCACAGATACAAGTCCCAAAAATGGATCAGCAGCACGCGCGGCCGAAACTATGTGGACGCGCCTAATCCCGTCGGCACGGAAACAGGGTTTCTTTAGTACGGGTTGTAAGCCAATGCGCCTTTACAGCGCGCAGCACCTTGGGCTAATTGAAGATGCCGAAAGTGCAAAACTTCAGTCCGCAGGCGCAATTGGTGATAATGGTCGCCCCATTGGCGAACTTACCATTCGGAGTTTGCGATGGAGAATGGGCGCTAGTTACTCGGCAATGGAGCGCAATGCTCTCAAAATGCACGCTTCGATTCGTTCTGGAAAGCCAGAGCAGCCGACCCTGTATCGCGGCATGAAAGGATTGTCACAAAGTCCACTATCTACGTGGGCCAGTTCGTTGAAACAGGGAGAATCGATCACGCTTCCACTATCGTCTTTTTCGCGAGACCCAAGAATCGCAAAAACATATGGTGGGGAATCCGTAAGCGAATTTGTTGCTTTAGTTCGCGTAAAGGCCGGATCACGCGGTCACGCAGTCAGGTCACAATATATTCACGATCAGGAAGTCGTGACTTCTGGAATATTCAAAATTACCGCTGTTGAGCATGTGGAACGGACAATCGATGTTTACGGTAAGCCAAGGCAACAGAAAATCGTTTACGTGGATATTGAACAGACTGAAGTGCCGGATATTGACTTGACAAAAATCAGCGATACATCGCTGGTCGCTAAGTCTTCGCCAGAATTCGGACTTCTGTTAGTCGATTGGCTGGAAGGCTTTGCGGATGCGCGCTCGCGCATTTTGACTGTTGCGAAGTTCAATCCTCACCATGACAAGCGTGGACGCTTCGCACGCAAACCCGGATCGGGCGGCACAATCACACACCTGCCAACCGACCCCATCGGTCGCCAGTTCCGCGAAAAAATTCCCGCCGGAGACATCCGCCACGAAACTTGGATGGGGCCGTACGAAATCGTGGCCCATGGTGATTCCACGTCGGCAGCAAAACAATTACTTGACCTGACGCGAAACCAAACGTCCGTCAACACAAATACCACAGTTGGCGAAACAGGAAAACTTACACGCATTCCCAAGGAGCCGAGTGCGCGTAGAAAGTTCCGTCCAGACGAGCCGCACACGCAGTACGACATCAGCAGGCATGAGGATATGATCGATAAGGTCATCGACACTTCTCCGCCTGACACTATGCCGTTGTCCAGATACGACAGTATGCAATGGACTGGCGATTCCCATAAGGCGCGGCGCATGGCGCGTTTAATTCTTTCCAACAATGAAGAGCATCGCGCATTCATAGAATCTCTTCCCAGTGGGCTACGAAAGCCTGACGGGTCGATTGACACGGACAACACAACGTTCGGCGCAGATAGATTGCTTGCTCACAACGTGATGTTGTCGGCGCATAAGGCAAAGGGCGAGCAGCCTACTCTATGGCGTGGCATTTCTAGACCGTTGACAGATTCTCGTGATGGCAAGCCGATTAGGTCTGGCGATACGTTCGATTTGACGCCAGCATCGTTCACGCGCGATGCAATTATCGCGCACGATTTTAGTCAAGCCGGAGATATGTCAACGATCATTCGCGTTCGTCCGGGCGCTCGTGGTGTACGCGCCGTTCCCCAATCGGACAAAAGCATGAGCGCAAAAATTGCGAAGGCCGAGCAGGAAGTCATCGTTCAGGGACGTTTCCGCGTTGTGTCGGTTTCGACGATTCGTCACAGCGCGCCCGGCAAGTGGGATGCGAAGTCAAAAAAGTTCACCGTGGTGCAGCAAGTCACAACCGTGATCGATGTTGAGCACGTCGGCACGTTTGACCCAATGACGGGTATTTTGACGCCCAATGCTACGGTTGGGGCATAATGACTGACTTCGGGTTGGGCTTCGATGAAAGTTTTGATGGTCGCGTAGCGGTTCCGGCTAAGGCGGTTGAGAAGTACAATCGTTTTCACGACCGGCTTGGCCGTTTTGCTTCGCATGGGGCGCATACGGATACTGGACATGGCGCTTCCGTGGATCATGCGCGCGAAAGTTTCAAAGCGACGATGCGGAAGCATTTGGAGCGCATGAGTGGGCATGGCAAACCGGGTGAGCGTGACCTATCTGAGATGCACGTGGAGATTGAGGCTGGTGGCGCGGTTCGCGATGAGATAGCACGCCGCACGTTTGCCGTGACAAGGTCGGATGCGTATGTGAAGCGTGATCGCGAATTGGCTGCCGCTGTTGAGCGAACGAGGACAGCGGTTAGGCCCAGTAGTAACCCAGAATGGTCTTTGCCGACATGGGAATCAAAGAACAGCGCAGAAATGGATCAATACAACGCCGAAACCGCTTTCAATACGGCTCGTATGAGAAGTCCCGTTGCGGATCGTTTGAACGCGGAGGCCAAGGCTCTCCAAGGGGAGCATCGAAGTGTTCTAGGAGAAATAGAACCGCATCGGAAAAGACTGCAAAACGAGTACCTCTCGCAGCATGGCGGTGACGGCACCTACAGTGGTTACCTTGCAGAACGCAAGTACATTGAAGACAACTTGCCACGAGATTTGGTTGCGCGAAGAGACGCTATTAGCGCGCGTCAGGAAGAAATCGAACGGCATATGTTTGAAGCGCGCAACGTTGGCTTGACGCACGCAACCGTTCATGGTCGCGGGAACAGCAGCACGCCTAGCAAAATTGTTGAACTGAGCGTGGATAATCCTTTCCGCGTTGATCCAGAGTTCATGCGCCGAGCGGAAGAGAGGGATGCTGCGCGTGCCGCGTACAAGAAAGCAAAGCGCGAGCACAGTAGGGCTAGACGCGAATCGGCACAAACGCGAGCGGAAATACTCGGGTCGGGGTATAAGGAGTCTTTGGCGGCGCTTATCGCTTTTCGTGGTGATACCCGACGCGGAGTAATCAAAGAAGTTCTCAGTGACGCCGGTGTTCGCTTCAGTGAGGGGCATGTTCTTCTGCATAGCGAAAGCGATATGCCGTCGGTCGATGCTGGAAATGCGATTCGTACTTTTAGTTCGAAACGCAGTAAGGCAATCTCATCGCTCGAAACGGTTGCACCATACTTTCCCGCAAACTGGGTACGTCACACTGAAACGATTGGTATTTCGTGGAATGCCCATGGGCGTGGTTTCTATTCGTCAGGAACGATTGAAACCGCCGCGCATAACACTACGATGCACGAGATGGTGCACTCGTTTGAGACATCTGTCCCCGGCCTGATTGACTATGAGAAAGAGTTCTACGCATATCGAACTTCTGGCGGAGAACTTCAGCAGTTGAAAAAGTTGCAGCCGGGTTACCGATACAGGGCACACGAGAGAGCGATTCCAGACAAGTTCTATGATGCTTACTGCGGTAAGTCGTATGAGGGACGCTTTTACGAGTTGATGACCATGGGGTACTCGGACATCATGTTCCCCCGCAAAAGAACGAAAGAAATCGACCCGGAGTATGAGGCGTGGGTCTGGGGTGTCATTATGAGGACTTCGTGAATAGCATTTACCGATCCAACATTGATGGCGAACGCGAAGAAATGGTCTGGCTAGACGGCAGGTCGTTCGCGTCTCCCGAAGAGCAAAAACGCCTTGACTCCGTCTACGGCGAAGAGGTCATCGTGGCGAACCCGTATCCCGCAGTAATGGCCGATATGAGCGACCCCATGGGCGCGCTTGCCTCCTTTATCGCCGCC